AGAGGCTTTAGTTCTCCTGACCGAGCAGATGCGCTAGTCATGGCTATGGCAAGTTTCTCAGATCAGTACATGTGGGAGAGAAGATGGCAGCCGAACCTGGAGGAGGTTTTGGAGGCAGGGATGGCAGAGTGGTCAGGTGACCACAAGCTGAGGGAAAGCATGGGGCTACACACAGGATGAACTTACTACAGACAATCAGATTAATACTTGAAATCATAAAGAAAACATTAGGATATGGAGAAAAAGCCAATAAACAAAAGCTGGAGCAGGATGTTGAGGATCGTGCTAATGACAAGCTTGACTGGATTAGGATGCGGATGCGCGACCAGCATCAAGTTGGACGCGACGAAGAGACTGATCCTAGAGAATGAGCGTGGATTCCAAGATGCCTACATGGCATCACCGCAGGCGAAGAAGTTCGTGGAAGACGCACTGGAGCAGATAGTCGAGTACGAGAGACAGTTGGAGAAGAACAGCATCACCAACTAACAACAACGGCTGAAAGATTTGCCAAAGTTAGCAGAGACGCATCACAACGGTGCGTCTTTTTGCGTCATGAAGCTATCAGGCCAACTTGAATGCTTCTGCTCTGACATCGAGAAACTGGTGGCTAGGTACCAAGAAGAGTTCGACCTGGACGATGCCTCATTGATCGGTGGCCTCCAGATGTATTCCTGCCTGATGTCACTGCAAGCCTTGGGCTATTTGCTTGAGGATGACGATGAGGAGGATGACGAAGAAGACGATTATTCTGTATGAAATCGCGTGAGCAGTTAAACGCATCAGTTCTACAAGACCTGGCAGATCGCAGTGTGTGGGACACCCGGCAACGGATGTTCTACGAGATGCGGCACCACGGTCTAAGGAGAAGAAACAAGCCTTGGCCCGGTGCCAGTGACGTACATTTTCCGCTGGTAGACACAACGATCAGCGAATTGAAGCCTGCCTACTTTCAGCAGTTATTCGCCACAGACCTCATCGCTCAGTTTATCCCCACCACACCACAGGTGGCTGAGTACACAACTGCTGCCGCTCAGTGGTTTGACCACAGACTCAAACAACGCACCAACCTGGAGACTGAGGTGCTTAGTGCTGTGGACGCAATGCTGGTGAGTGGCACCGGCATCATGAAGGTGCTGTGGGACTCCAAAGCTAAAAAACTAAATTATTTCAGCATTGATCCTCAGCACTTTGTTGTTCCGGGCTGGACTCGGAGCATCGAGGAGGCAGACAGGCTTTGTCACATCAGCGTTTACTCGGTTGATTCATATCGCAGGCAGAAACACCTGAACCAAGACCCGGAGGTTATTAGCCAGATATCTGGCAGCTACAACAACGATGCCGGTGATATGGACACCGAGTACACCAAGTTTGAGCGTGAAGGTCTGACGTTTAGCGACGATGAGAAGATCATCGTTTGGGAGGTGTATTTCCGCGATGAGAAGACTGGCGAGTGGTGCATCTGCACGTTCTCGCCAACTCAGCCTGAGATTGATTTACGCCCGATGATGAAGGTGCCGTACAAGCACGGTAAGCCACCGTTCATCGCGTTTCCTTACGAAATTAAAGACCCAGGATTCTACAGTCCACGAGGAGTAGTTGAGCTTCAAGCCACGATGGAGGCCGAGCTTACTAAGCTGATGAACGAGAAGAATGACTGCATGACAGTCTACAATCGTCCGCTATTCCGCGCTGAGAGAGACATGCCAAACACCGGCAATCTCCGCATGACGCCTGGCAGCATTCTGCCGTTTGGCATTCAGCCGGTGGCCCACCAGTCACCTCCGATCTCGTTCGACACTCAGATGAACATCGTCCGCGAGTTGGCCCAGAACCGGGTTAGCACACCTGACTTTGGTCTGACGCAGACACTCCAGAACACTGAGCGAAGAACGGCAACAGAGATTCAGGCTATCGGAGGCTTGTACCAGCAGAGCAGTGATTTGCGGATGCGAATTTTCCGCATAGCACTGGGCAAACTCTACCGGATGAGTTGGTCGCTACTACTTCAGTACGACAAGACCAGTCTGGACTACTGGTACCTCGACACTGCCCAGCAGATACCCCAGGAGGCACTGCACGAGAATTATGGCATCCAGCCAACTGGCAGTGCGGATGGAGTCAACAAGCAATTGCTGATGCAGAAGGCAGTCACTCGTTTTCAGATGTTTGCGAACGATCCGTTCATCAATCAAGGCCAACTTCGCAAGAGCATCTTGGAGTCTGATGACGCAACTCTGGTCAAGCGTTTGTACCAAGACCCGATGGATCAACAAGCCACACAAGCCGAGGATCAGGCCAACGAGATTACGTTCCTGCGCTTAGGTTTCCCAGCAGTGATCAAAGACTCCGATGACCACATGGTGCATATCCAGACGGTGGTCAATTACATCCAGAGCAGAGCAGACACAGGTGCCGCACCTGAGCCAGCAGAAGGTCAGATGCTTGAGCAGCACATCGTTCAGCACCTGGAAGCATTGAAGGAGAAAGACCCGAAAACCGGCAAGCAGGTTGAGGGAGAACTACAGAATTTATTCGCGGAGATGCAACAGGCAGCCGCGCAAGTAGCAGAGCAAGATGTTCAACAAACTGAGGAGATTCCTAGTAACGTGGAGAACATTCCGGCAGGTGCCGGAGTGGGTTGATCCACCTGAGTGGAGTAACGAACACGCTGCCAAGTTGCAGCAGTTTCTCGGGAGCGAAGTAGGCACCAACCTACAACAACACCTGAGAAACTTGCATATCACAAACTGTGACCGGCTAATCTCAGCCCCAGCAGATTTGCATTACCAGGCAGGTCAAGCTGCCGGGTTCAAGGCCGCACTGGCAACCATAGACGGTTTAGCCACAGTGAGGCAGCAACCGGAGGAGCAGGTCACAGGAGTGACAGATGACCTGGAATGGCTAAGGCAGCCTGCAAACTAATTTATGTCTGAAACAGTGACAGAAGCACCTAGCCAGGTGACAGGAGAACGCGAGCAATTGCTATCCGCATTGGCTGACGCTGATGCAAGCGCGTTCGACTTAACTGCGAACAACATCTCGATGCCGCAGGTCGAGAAACCTAGTCAGGAGTCTGCCAAGGAGGAAGACACCCCAGAAGAAGAAGCACCGGAGCAACAACCGGAGGAGGAAAAGCCCGAGGAGACACAGGTGGAGGAAGAACCCAAGTCCAAGTACTCCCGAGCTAAGAAGTCACAGGATCGAGCCAACAAATCCTGGCGTGAAGTCAACGAGGCTAAAGCTGCCTTGAAGAAAGAACGCGAGGAGTTGGAGGCTCAAAAGAAAGCGTACCAGGATGGACACGAGAAGAGTCTTGAGGAAATCCAGCAACGCACCAACACAAGTCGCTACTCACCCGAGGAGTATGAGTCTATCGCTCAAGAGTTCGAGGATGAGGGTGATCATGCCAACGCTGAGGCAGCCCGAAAAGCTGCCAAGCAGGCACGGCAAACCGCAACTGAGCAGGAGCAGAAAAAACAACAAGCCGAGTTTGTGTCCAAGTGGGATACGAACTGGAAACAGGCTACTGCTACTCACAAAGACCTGAATGACCAGGAGAGTGATCTGTTCAAGATGGTTGGCCAACTGTTGGAACGTAAACCTGTGCTGACTCAGTACCCGGAAGGCATTACAGACGCAGTAGAAGCTGCGGATATGTACCTGAAAGCTAACCGATCTTCTGATCTGGAAAAACAGGTCAGTGACTTGAAAAAGCAAGTCGCTGAGTATGAAGAAAAACTAACACTGAACGGTAGCCAACCTGGAGGCACGATGCAGATAGAGTCATTCGATAAACTTTCCGCTGATAGGCAGCGAGCAGAGTTGGTCAAGGCGATGTCTAGCGCAGATGAGTCTGGGGTTGGTATGTTCGCAAATTAAGTAAAATAAGATGGCTACAGGATTAACCAACACAACGAATGCTGGCGCAGATGATGTCAAAAGTTCGTTACAAACTTACTTCGATAAGAAGCTACTGGAGCAAACTCTCAAGAACATCGTTCTTGATCAGTTCGCATATAAGGCACCTCTCCCCGCTAAGATTGGCAGCAAGGACGTAAAGTTCTTCCGCTACCCGGAGAGTGACACCACGGACATCGACGCATTGACAGAAGGCACCGCACCTGCGGCAGCAGACTACAAGCGTCTGGAGCTTGAAAGCGTGTCTTGCACACTGACTCAGTACGGTCAGGTCGTAGGTATCACCGACTTGCTCAGTGCGGTTGAGTTGTTCAACCACATGGAGCAGGCAACGATCCAGAACGGACAGGACGCTGCGCTCAAGGTTGACGAAATTCTCCGCAACAAGCTGGGAAGCAATGTCACCGGCAAGCAGAAGCGTTTTGCCGGTGCTGCTACAAGTTGGGCTACAGTCGGTGGTACTGATGACGCAATGACTGCGCTCGACATCCTCGATGCCAGCACCAACCTCCGAGTCAACAACGCTCGCACGAGCAACGGTTACTTCACTGCTGTAATGGCACCTGAAGTCGCTCGTGACTTGATGAACGACGATGATTGGTTGGAAGCAAGCCGGTACGGAGATGTGGATCAACTCTACAAAGGTGAAGCAGGTCGCTACATGGGTGTTCGTGTCGTTACGACTACTAATCCGTTTATCTCTAAGCAGGCCACAGGTCAGTACACCTACGATGCTACTGGTTTGAAATACTCCACATTCGTTGTGGGTGACCAAGCTTATGGTGGCGTGAACTTGTCCACGATGAGTGCCTACTCACCTAAGATGATCATTAGCCAGGGAGCAGATAAGTCTGATCCGTTGGCTCAGTTGACCACGGTTGGGTTCAAGTTCTACTACGGATGTGAAGTTCTCCAAGCTTCTCACCTGGTAGAAATCTACTCCACCACCAACTACAGCTAATCAACTAGCCGGGGAGGTTAATAGCCTCCCTGGCTACTTTGCTTTATGCCTAAAGTAGAAATACCGCTGACCGCTCTGCAAGTAGCAGACGAGGAAGGCGTGATGGTCGCCCCCGAGGTGGGTGATGCTGTGAGTTTCACAATTGACGGTTCTGTGGAATCGCTGGGTGACGAGTTCGCCACAGTCGAGATGCAGACAGTCAACGGTGAGCCAGCATACCCGGAGGAGGTAGAAGAGACAGTCACTGAAGTTGAGGCACCGTCCAGAGATGAGATGGTTGCCGCGATGGAGGAAATAGATCAGGCAGGAGGATTATAAGATATGAGTACTAAAAATGTAGGTAACCCGCTTCAAGGCCGAAGGCTGAAAGGCGGCAATAGCGGTCAAGAACCGATTGCGATTAAAGCAGATAACGGTGACACAAGCACTGCTGGTTCTGCGACTCCGTTCTTGGAGTTTACTAACGCAAAGATCGACGGTTCAGACAAGGACGGTAGTACCAACTTAACAGTGTATGCTGTGTCTGGATTGACTCCAGGTGCCACTGATGTCGAAGGCGTTTTGTGCAGCATCAACGGTGTTAAGTACTGGATACCTGTCTACAAGGCTGACTGATGCCTCTAGTAGAGTTCAAGAATCACGAGACGGGGGAGATCAAGGAGTTCTTGGTCTCCTCCGACCTCGATAATTTTAGTGATGGCACTGGCACCTGGGCAAAGCTTGAGGTGCCAACGAGTTTCGCCATCGGAGGTATGCGATCAGCACCGTCTCAGACAGAGATGATGAAGCGCGGATACCACCGGCAAGAAAACTCTAAGAAAGGCTGGAGAAGCGAGTTCAGCCGACAAAAAGTAAAAAAGATTTGGGGATTATAAACGATGGCAAGACAGAATGATGCTTTAGCCAACTTTGGCGCGACAACGAACGAGGAACTAAGCGTAGGAACCGGGGCAGCAATACCCACAGGACTAAGCGATGACTGCTCTCCTGCTTTTCTGCTGCTCCAGAATGTAGGCACTACACCAGTATTCTACAGACTCGGCAATGTTACCGCTGGGCAGGTTTGCGCTAAGACCAGCGGCAACTACACCGGCATTCTGGCAGCCTGCACAGCGGATGAGGATGGCACTGGTGGAGTGATCAGCTTCAGCGGATATATTGACGGTATCAGCTTTGTAGTAGCAAGCGGCACAGGCAAGGTGAACGTAGCCCACAGCGGCAGATTGGGAGACTAAGCTATGGGTATAGCCAACATAATTAACAACTCCACCACAACGAGCGGCGGGGAGATCGTCCGCGAGTTAGTTAATAGCTCAGACGGCGCGGGACTGCATTTAGCCGATGGCGGCAAAATCGAACTTACAAACTCGGCGGCAACAGAATTTGGCACGGCAGATTTTTCGATTGAATTTGTTCTTAACCAGACCGGCGACAACACGAGTGATAACTACATATACACAAGTCACACGCCGGGCAATAATCGCTTGTATATCTGGAATGACATTTCAGCCAACAAGGTAAATTTGGAATTTGTTGACGGTTCGGGTTCAGCCACCACCAAAGTGCTGGATTACGATATGTCGGCAGATTATGGCACGCCGACTCATTACGTTATCACTTGTGATAGAAGTGGGAACGCGACTCTCTACAAAAACGGCAACAGCGTTGCTGCCGTCGATATTAGTTCGACCTCGTCGATTGACATTGGCGCTGGGAACACAAATGTCGGAGCGCTGGCTGCTGGCGCAGGTTATGGTGTGCTGGGAACTTTCTACCGCTTCCGCACTTGGAACTATTTGGCAGATGCCAAGGCACTTTTTGAACGCGCTGACGTTCCGGTGGCAGACCAGTATGGAAGTCAGACCGAACTAATCACCAACGGTAATTTTGCCGCCGACTCAAATTGGTCGAAAGAAAGCGGGTGGACAATTTCGGGCGGCAAGGCGGTTTGCGCCACAAGTTCAACGAACGCAATTTATCAGACAGGTGTTGCGGTTGGCGGCAACAAATATCGAGTAACTTACACGATTAGCGATTACTCCAGCGGCGGGATTTACTTGGACAGTAAAGGCGGCGCGGCAGTTGGGGTGGCTGGAACTGACGGCACACTCCGCAGCGCGAACGGAACTTATACTGAAGAAATAACAATCGCGAGAGGCGGAAACCTTATCGTCTTTCGCGGCCAAGCCAGCACGACAAGCGACTTAAAACTAGATGATGTTTCAGTTGTTAGAATTGGCGCGCTGGTTGACCTAGATTTGGCATTCGCCAACCCAACGCAATCGCTGATGGTGCAAGACCGAAGCGGCGCAGCGGATGGAACTTGTTCAGCTTCTGGCGTGACGCAAGTGCAGAAGTTGGTTCAAGGCAACCTTACAACCTTCT